AACTCAATAATTTAATTATATACTTTAATTCATCATCATCTAGTTTTAGATTATGTATATTATAGTGTTTCATTTAGATTCATACTCCATAATTAATTTTTGAACTTGTTTTTTATTAGTTCCGCACGGAGCATTTTCTAGACATATAAGAATACATTCTTTATCACTAATGGGTGGTTTAATACTAAATCCATTCTTATCGACTAATTCATCTGGTGCTTCTACACTACTCATTTAAATTCACACTCCAGTAAAAATTCCAACTATAGTTCCTTTTGAAGGAATATTTTTTTGTTTATTTGGTCTAGTAAAACCATCCTCCTCAACTTTATTATAATTTCTAACTGGTCCAGGATTTTTAGTAATATTAGTGGGTTTTGGATTTAATGTTACATTTTTACCATTACCACCCCTGTTACTACTTTTCCATTGAACTCTTTTACCTTTTTTTGGTTTTAATTTTTGAATTCCACCATCAAATTCAACCTCTTCACAACAAACATACTCTAAAAAGGATGATGAAAGTTGTTCATCTGTTGGAATGTAATCGTAGATGTAAACATAATACAAACCAAAATCATTGTCTTTTCCAGGATGAACTTTTTCCTGAAGTTCTTTCATTTTTGGATCTAACCATTCCAACTTTGGAAAATCATTTTCTACTGGTGTCAACTTATAATGATTATTTTTAAGTTGTTTTTTAGAGTAATTTCCATTTTCATCAGCGCACAAATCTGTCTCAAATATATGAACCTTTACATTCATACCATCATTTAACAACCTATCCTGTAGTATGCTACCGCATTTATATGTCCCTGTCATTGGACTATAGATATCCCTAAAAATGTATTTCATTTTTTTCATTTAAATTCACACTCCACCATTAATTCAGTTAAACAAGCAAGCATATTTATCTCCTGATCCGCCACGAACGCGCCCTGATACTGGTACTTAGCGAGAACAAGCACAGCAGCAGGAATACTACCAGGAACCAACGAATCATAAAGAGAATCATAAATCCTCCTAAGAAGAACGCTAGTATCATTGTCCAAATTAGAAACGATCCACTTCCGGACTTCTGAGAAATTTTTGTTTTTAAGGTCTTTAACAAGTTCATTTACTGAAACGTCCGAAAACGTTGCGAGAATGCCCGAATCAATCTTCCCAGAAACGGAGTATCTTTGGCATTCGTTAAGGACTCGTCGCCAGTCTGGGAAGTGTTTGTTGATGAGTTCGACGAGAGCTTTGTTGTCATATTCAATGTGCTCAAGTCCCAAAATTTCTTGGAGTCGCTTGAAAAATTGTGCGGCAATGAATTGTTTTTGTTTTCCACCGATTCCAAATTCAATGACGGCACAACGGGAATGGAGAGGTTCAAGGATTTTGTTTTTGTAGTTGCAGGTGAAGATGAATCTGCAGTTACCAGCAAACTCCTCAATAAACGCCCGTAAGAGGAGTTGTACATCATTGGACGTGTTATCTGCCTCATCAATAATGATGACTTTGTGTTTTGCATCTGAAGAAAGCGAGACGGTCGAAGCGAAAGATTTCGCATTGTTTCTGACCGTATCGAGAAAACGTCCCTCATCGGATCCATTGATGACATAATAGTCTACTCCTAGTTGATTACATAGTGCCTTTGCTACTGTTGTCTTACCAATACCAGGAGGTCCCGCTAGTAGCATATTGGGGATCTCTCCCTTATCTAGGAAACTTTGAAATGTTTTTTTAGTTGCCTCGGGGAGAATACACTCTTCAATCGTTTGTGGTCGATATTTTTCAACCCAAATAAAATCACTCATAATAAATCATAAAATCAGTTTGTAAAATCCAATAGTCATAAGAAATATCAACATAACAACAACATCCCATGATTTTGTCCTTATAAAAAAAGGAAGCGATATAGAATCTCCTATTAAATTTACAATAGCACCAGTCGTTACATTGACATGAAGAATAATAAAATAGGCAGTGATAACAAAAACACTACCTACAATTCTTAATGGTATATCAATTTTCATAAACAGAATCAGGTTCCAGAGCAATATAATACTTCAGATCATGATTTGAATTTGTAAACTGTGATAAAAGTTTGGATGATACAATAACATCATAGGCACCAGGAATAATCTTAATGTTTTCAACCTTGAAGTTAAATGCAAACTCCTTATCAGTTTCACCAACAACAATAGCAAACTCATTAGAGGTGTCATTCTTCTTATCACGAACAACAAGTTTAACAACACCACCTTCTCCAACAGCGCAAAGATCAGGAAGCTGATATACTGCTGCTGCCTTCAACAACTTTTCAAGTGTGACGCTATCGAGTTGAAAACAAACATCTTGTGAAGGAAGTTGAATTTCTTTTTCTGGAGGAGAAATGATCACATTAGGATCAGCATAAAAGTATTTTACCCTACGCTTACCTTCACGAATGGAGAGGTAAGAATCTGGAGAGAAATCCATTTCAGGATCCTGGTGAAGACTCAGACCATTTAGAAACTGATTAAGATCATAGATGGCAAAGTCACGGGGAAACTCTTCTTTAATTTCTGCCTCTGCCAAAATATTCTTGGCAACAGAAATAGTACGAAGTTTATTACCTTGCTTTACAAGAATGGATTGATTAATGGAAGAAAAATTCTTAAGGATGTTTAGAGTTTTTTCAGACAGTTTCATTTTTTTGTCACGAAGTTTCATTGAGGATAAGATTCGGTTTGAGCATTCTTATCATTAAAATACATAAGAAGAACCGCATAATGAAGAATTTTTAGAATGTCTCTTCGTGCCGTTCCTTTCTTATCATATCGTGAAGCATACTTAAGAATGTTACTACGGCAGAATGCTTCACCATCACCACATGCCTCAATCAAATCAAGAGTTTGAATCTCTTCATCACCGGCAGAGTAGTGTTGTTTGTAAGTGCTGCGAATATATTCAAGAAGCTCATCGACTATTGCTTCTTCAGAATATTTCCATTTACAGTTGTTAGTGTCCATAGTCAAATCAATGTCATTATTTTGCTGATTTAGAGTGTCCCAAAAATCTTCCCAGTCTTTTGTGTCTGCTGGGATAATAGAAAATGAATTCATTTCTTCCATCACATCATAAAGTAAACTCCAAGCATTAGTCATTATATCAGGCAATCTCCTGTTCGTCAACATTAGAGACAGAAGTATTATCGTCAGGCATCTTAAAATCGGCGTCTACCTTATCATACAGTTCAATAAAAGACTGTTTAGTTTCATCATCAAAACGATTGATACAATTTTGAATTGCACTTACCTTATCACCAAAGATACTATAAGCACGAATAATGTGAATCAGACGACGAGTACTGATAACTTCATCAATACCTCCATCAAAGAAAGTTTTACGAATAATATCTGCCCAATCAACTAGACGAGAGATAAAGTTATCATCATTAATGCCAAGAGTATCAGCAACTTTACTAAGAATTTTTGCTTCATTGGCAGGAGTGGGGTACTCTTGCTCAAAGGTTACGGGGAAACGCTCAAGAAAGGCTTCGTTGAGCACATTAGTACCAATGAATCGTCCGTCATCGGAACCTTTACCTTTTGTATTGGCGGTTGCGAATACGTTGAAACCTTCTGCGGGCGTAATGAATTTGCCAATCTTCTTGAGGAAAACTCCTTTTCCTTCAAGAATTGACTGAAGACAGAGGATTTTGTTGCTTGCGAGGTCGATTTCGTCAAGGAGCAGAATAGCACCTCGCTGGAGGGCTTCAATGACTGGGCCATTGTGCCAGACGGTTTCGCCATTAACAAGACGGAAACCACCAATAAGATCATCTTCATCAGTTTCGATAGTAACATTTACACGGATGAGTTCTCGTCCGAGTTGGGCACACGCTTGTTCAACTGAAAAAGTTTTACCATTACCGGACAATCCCGTAATGAACGTCGGATAAAAAAGACGGGACTGAATAATTTTTTTAATATCACCGAAGTTACCAAAGCGGATGAAGGTATCATCTTTCTGAGGAATAAGGTTTTGTTCAATAGCAGGTAGAGCAGCAGGTGCCTGATAATTTTTTTCGATTTGCTCTACTTTTTGTTGCGTCACTTCAAGATTCCATTTGCCACGACTAATCTTATACTGTTCTAGTTTATTCGTAATGGTTTGATAACTTCCACTATTCATCGCGCACCAAGCACGAATATCTCCACTTGTAACCAAATCTCCATAAAGACTTTGGAGAGAAGTACGAATGTAATCAGAAGACAAGGACATGATGTAGGTGGTTTGTTTCAACTGAAGTTATTATAGGGCAGAGTGGGGCAGAGTCAGGGGCAGAGTAGACAGTTCAAAGATTGTCCAGTGCTTCCTCAATTTCACTAATCAACCTTTTCTTACTATGTCTTCTGTCAAGTTCAATTCCCAATTCTCTACCATATTCTTCAAGTTCTGCCTTACTCATAGTATCGAGTGAAACATCACTTTCATCAGAAATAGTTTCAACAACCTCTTCTGGAGCAATAGAAGTTGCTTCTGGAGTAGCGACTTCTACAGGCGCAGGAGGAGTGGGAGCAGAAGGTGCTGGTGCAGGTGTAGAAGCAGGTGCTTTTTTACCACCCACTAAATCTCCAAATCTAGACATTTGTGTTACCATTTACTATAAAAATATTTATCAGGCAATAAGCTCTATAAACTCATTTAAGATTTTTTTATTCATTTTTTTAGACCTCAAACTCTTGACAAAAGCATTTTTGATTTGAGTTTTTGTGGCATCAGTATCAACATCAAATTCTGATTGATTGGACAGTGCAGATGAAGAAAGTCCAAAATACTTATGATACCCCGCATTGGTAATAGTAACAGCTTTATTTTTTTTCCATAGTTTAATATTATTAGAATAATCATTGTATTTAATAAAACCATGGATTTCTCTGGGAGGTATAATACGAATTCCAATAAAGTTTACATCATTAAATCTATCACGAAGATTGTTGAGCATAACAGTAGTGAAATTTGAATAGTGATCATAAGTACCACTCAATTTATAAGTATTTCCCGTTTTTCGATCACGAAGGAAGGAATTCTGAGATGGCCACATTTCACATAGTCTAGATTCTCCTTCCCAAGGACGTTGAACTTCTTTGTAAGTTTTTAATGGTGCTCCCTCACCATCAGTCAAAACAATACACTGAACTTTTTGAAGTTTATGTTCTTTTTTAAATCTTGGGAGAATAGCATTTAAACAAACCAAACTTTCATTCAGTGGAGTTCCAGACAATCCCATACCGGGAGGAATTTCGTAATACACATTACTTCTAAGCCTATACGCTATTCTGAAAATATTTTTCATCTGCTTTTCTAGTTCTTTTGTATTCACTTTACTAGTAAGAATATTCATCAAAGAGAACCAATTTCCAAGAGAAAATACACCAACACGTTTTTCAGAAAGTGGTTGAGGATTATCAGCATATCTTTGATTGGGATAATCGCAAGTAAATGCATAAACTTCAAAAGGAATATTTACTTTTTTACAAAACCAAATGAGATTAAACATTTGTTTAATAGTATCCAACAAAACTTCAGACATAGAACCTGACCAATCAAGAATAAAAATTAGTCCGTGATTTTTGCCATCAGGAAGAACCGTAACTTTCTTGAATAAGTCTTCATTATATTTGTAAGTATGAAGTTTTCCTGTATCTAAAACTCCAGTTCGACTAGTGATAGCACGGGCATAAGAATCAGCAGATTTGCGACATTCAAACTCTTTAACAAGATAATTTACTTCTTTTTGTACGGATTTTTTAAACTTAGTATATTCATTATCTACAAAACTAATATCTTCACTAATAGTTTCTTTCCAAGAATTATTACATTCATCATGTATTTTAGCATTAGAAATAATAATATTCTCAATATTTACTTTGGGAATTTCATAATATCCAGTTTCTGAACCACTATCATCAATTAGTTCTTTCAAGGACTCCTCAAAATTACTCATTGTTTTTATCTCAGGTTCATTATTTTTATTTTGATCTTGAAGATCTGGACTCATGGAAGTTTCTGAAGTCTCATTTTCTTCTTCAATGGATTCAGCATTTTCCTGATACTCTTTATGACTTACATCACTATTACTTTCGGAAGAATTTCCATTTTCCTTTGAATTTCCTTCAACAGGATTCATTTCATCTTTTGCTTGATCACTTTGTTTTTTCTTACAGTATTCATAAAGAATCTTAGATGCAAAAAGGACATCAGCAAAAGTTTCTGTAGAATCAATCATATTAACAATTTCTTTTTCTTCACCATCTTTGATAAAGATATCACAAAAACTACCAACCTTGAAATAAAGATTCACACGATCGGCAAGATTCATTTTAGAAATATCATCACATTCAACTCCAAAGAAATCTTGATCAGAAAGTTCTTTGTATCCATGATAAAAAGTTTTGCTGATACCGGCATAACGACGCTTCATCAACTTTTCGATACGAACATCTTCAACAATATTTACAAACTGAGGTGGAATTTTATGCTCCTTAATCCAATTTTCATCAGGAGTATACAGAGCATGTCCGACTTCATGCCCAACAAGCATATCATATACTTTATTGCTTGCTTTCTCCCACATAGGAAGAGTCAGAACCCGTGTATGAACGTTAAAGCAGGCAGTCTCTACTTTTCTGTGCTCTACAACAAGGTCTTCTGTGGCAAGAAGCTTGGCAAGTTGTGACTTGATT